TGCTCGTGATATACGATAGATAACAACTGCATCTTCTACCATTCGCAATTGATTTAATGGTTTGATTGCCTTATGAAGATAAGACATTACTGTATTTTTTTGAGGATTTAATAAACCAGAAGTAGTATATGCAATACTATCACCAGAAATCACAAGACCCTGAGAAGATCTTTTATCCAATCCTGCTTCATTGTAAGTATATACAGGAATAACATTAACTTTTACTTTTTGTGAATCAGCAGTTTTTTCTTGCTTAACGTGTTTAATTTTTTTAATCTTCGTAGCATCTAGACTTCTAAGTTCAACAACTCCACGTTTTGGATCATTTTCATCAATCATAATATGATAGTACAATCTTCCCTCAATATACCATCTGCGAAAAATATCATGACCATAATTATTAAAATTTAAAAGATCCAAAATAGTTTCAAATTCTCCACGAACCTTTTTCTTAATACCATCTGTGAGATTTGTTTTATCGAGAACTATTTGTACTGGTGGGTTTGTATCATCAACTACAATCGCTTCATTTATAATATTATCAATTGCAACTTCACAATCAGCAGTCTGAGCTATTTCCCGATATTTGAGAATTAGTTCAACTTCATTCTTATATTGTCCATCCATATCAAGATAGGAGCCATAGGCCCCAGCACCAGATACCACCATTGAACCATCATCACTTTCTGGAAGTGTAAATGCTGGAACATTAGCGCCTGCTGCTTCTTGACTTTTTCTTTCAACTTTGAAACCAAAAATTTCAAATGCCATAATTAACTCCTATTTTTAATTTTATTAATCTTGTAAGGTACTGACCAAGGGTGCTTGTCTCTGTAAATCTCTACCATGTGTCACTTCTGCTGATAATAGATGTGGACTTGATCCTGGCATCCATCTATCAAATGTCCAAGTACAAGTAAATTCTTCAATTTCCTGTGTTCCCCAATCAAGATTGATTGTAGATAATGCTGATGGAAATGCACCCACCAAATGATAGTGATGTAAGTGTTTTCCATCTTTACCATATTGTGTAATAACAACTTCACCTTTATATTCTGCCGTTTCTCCCTGACCCTTCCATCTCTTCTCTCTTTTATTTAGTTTGTGATCTGAGATGAAATCCATCCATTTTTCAAGAGTAGAACGTATACCAAAATCTTCATCGTTTATTATAGTAGTATCTAGGGTGTCAAAAGTACGATCTCCTGCTACTTTAATTGCCTTACCATGAAAAAATACTTCATGGGTGCCAATTGTAGATGCAGGAATAGATGTACCTTTGATTAAATATCTGGCTGGAGTTGGGGGTATAGGAAGGCCCTGAGGGTATTGTATTTCAACTGAAAACAGGGAAGGACGAGCCCCACCCTGTTTTAGATTGTTTTTGAATTCTGTTAATGCGAAAGCCATTCATTTTTACGTAAATATTAGCGTGGGCCAGTTGATGCATTAACTGTACTTGTTGGAGATGAGAAAGATGTCCCATGACCCCAATAATCATATGCCCATGTTACTGTATATTCTTGTATTGCATCACTTGCCCAATCCAAAGGAACTTCTGCAAGTTCTGTTGGCCAAAGATTATAAAATTTATAAGTATGAAGATCGGTTCCTTTTACACTTACTTGCGTAACAGTTGCATCTCCATCCATAAATGTTTTTGAATGATTCGCATCTCTCGTACCGTCAAATTCACCAGACATTATTCGCATCCATTCCATAATTTTTTGACGAACTTCCATGTTTTCATCATTAATTACTGTGGTTGTCCAATTGTCGAATGTACGAAAACCATTCAATTTATAAGCTCTTCCTCCAAAATTTACTGGAAGAGGTGCAATATTATTAGCAGGTAATGCTGCGGCTTTTACGAGAATATTTGCATCATCAGAAAAACTTAATGCAGCAGTGGTTGAATTAATATCAATCTTGAATAATGACGGTCTGGCTCCACCACCACCTGCCACCAAGTTGCTTTTAAAATCTGTAACTTTAAATGCCATGTGTGTCCTTTATTGTGTTGGGAAAGCGGTAATGTTTGCTGAACCAGAAATATTATAATGCTGATATGCCCAAGTAACATCATATTGTTCGATATCACTCATTGTATCATAACTCAGTGGAATTTCAGCAATAGTCGTGGGCCACAATCCTGTAAATTCTACTTCTAAAATTTTAGTGCCTGCTTTATCATATTGAGCTAATTTTCCAGTTGACCATTCTGATCCCATTTCTGGGCCAAAACTTGTATCTCTCACATTGCTAAGATGACTGTTTATATTTTCCATCCACGCTTCAATGTCAGCACGTTGTGTACCTGCTTCAGTTTGAATAATGGTTGTTGATAAATCCCCAAAAACCATATCGCCGGGAATTTTAACAGTCCGTCCAAAATACTGTCTCTCTATAGGAGTTACAGTAAGGGGCGGAAGTGCGGAAACATTACAATATAAATTCATGTTATTAATAGTTGCTCCGCCATTTAAACTTGCTTCTACTGTAAATTCAAAAAACGCTGGACGGGCGCCCCCATACTTGAGCGCCGCCTTAAAAGTGTCTATTCCAGATGTCCATGTTGCCATTTAGTTTCTCCTCTGTTTAATACTTGTTACTATTATTTATATCAAACAGCACCAACAACTTCAGAGAATTCCACTCCACTACGAACAGCAACAAAGTTGAGTTGAATGAAGTTAATTGCTCTTGAAGGTTTGATAAAGATATCACCTTGGAACCTGTTAGTATCCACAACTTCGGGTGTATTATTAGAAGAATCACATACTACCAAGAAGTCTTGTATTCCACCCCGACCTTGAATGTCACGGAGAAATGGTTCAACCATCGAGACAAATTGTGCTCTTGTGAACTCATCGTTGAATTCAAACAACTGGAATCTGGCTGCATTCGCAATCGCTTTTTCCAGAAGGATGAATAACCTTCGTACATTGATTCTATCAAATGCAGATGGTTTTGTCAATTGTGTCTTGTCACCAAACATAAGAGTACCTTCGCCTGGAAACGAAACAATTGGATTCACCTGTGACTGATACAACTTATCACGTTCTGCTTTCTTCGGATTATAAGGAAGATTTACAACTCCCTTAATTTGTCCTCTGGTAAATCCAGCAGGAGAGAAGAAAGGATCACGATCTGAATCAGTTCTTGCACAAAGACCAGCAATATCACCATTTAATGGCATATAACGGAATTTGTCGTTATGTTTGTCAAATCCACGTTTCCATCCAGAATCCATAACTGCGTATGAAGAATTCTGATTAACAGCATTCCTATGGTCAACCACATTATCAGTTGCAGTTGAAGAACTTGTTACTCCAACAACTTGTGCTTTTGTTGGTGAGAAAAATGCAACACAATCTTTTCGTGATTCTGCAATATTTCCAATTACGTGACGAACAACTGTTGAACTATGTGAACCTGTCATTACAAGAGAAACATCAACATCTTCTGCTGATTTCAGATAATCATACGCCCTAATAAGATCTGCATCGGAAGGAGCTGTTCCATCTGATCCACCTTGCAAACTTAATGTTAAAGGAGTAGAACCATTAACAAATTCATCAGCAGTTTGTGTTCCACCAGCATCAGCGGTTGCACCCCAAGCACGCAAAGTTGCAGTACCAGCAATCGAATTTGTGAAAAGAGTTCCATCTCCTGCTGCATCTTGAACAGCAGTAGCTGAGGCAAATCCTGCCACTGAAGGATGATTCAACCACCAAAGATATCTGGAATTTTTGTTGATATAGTTTTTATAAAAAACATCTTCTCCTTGAGTATCTTTTGCATCACTTGCAACCGAAAGATTTGCATGTGCTTCTATGACTTCACCAACTGTTCCTGTCCAATCCCCATCTTCATCAACAACTGCAATATGAATTTCATCTAATGCCATATTTTTGTCTGTTGCATATGCTGATGTTGTGGGAGGCCCCTCTGGAAATGCACCTTTGTATTCCCACTCTCTTGCATGTCCCTGAGTAGCTGCAGTTGCTAAGAAGTTAGCTGAGGTAGTCAGTACAGTATTTGATGTAATGGTTTTTACTCTCTTAGTTTCACCATTAATTACAATTGAATCTCCTACTGAATATTGTGTATCAAGTAACGTATCTGTACCAGTTACAGTGGCACTATCGGCGGTTACTGCAACAGTTCCCTTCATGAAAGTAGAACTTGTGGTAAATGCAGATCTCTTTTGGAGTGTGCCTGGGGTTGCAGTTACATCAGCAGCATCGGTTGAACTTGTGGAAAAGGCAATCAAGGAAGTACTATTGGTAACAGCAGAAACAATATGATAACCTGTTTCTCCTGTAATCGAAATAGCATCTCCGGCCCTAACTTCTATATCGAACAAGGTTCCACCTGTTCCTGTAACAACACCAGTTGATACTGCCCATGCAACTGATCCAGTTAATGTAACACTAGGTCTGTCGCCAGGGCAAATGGATACTTTTAAACTATTTCCAAGAGCTCCTGCCCATTTCGCAATGAACGGGCCGTCATTTGCATAACCAGTTACACCACCACC